GTGCGGCTGATCTATTCCACGCAGGAAAAAACATAATCTATTTCCTACAGCGCACAAATAAGCTATAGATGACCCAATTGGCGCACCATTAACAATATTAGGAAAAATTAGTTTTTGCGGCTGTAACTGCATCATGGCTGACCTATTTTTAGGTGCCATTTGTGTATATTCAAATGTGACTGGATTACTGCCAAGTCTAAAATAATTAACCCCGGCTAGCGAGGTTGCAAATATTCTATCCTGTGTTCCGCCAAGTTGGGCATCTGGAAAAGATGAACTTAGTGTAGGATACGGAAATGTATATACTCCATCGCTTACAAAAAATGCCTGTTTTCCATCTACTTTAGTTGCTAACTGTGGCTGTGCCCAAATTAGTGGCTGTGCAAAGTTGGAACTTCTGTCATTTAATAGAATTGATTTGTAGCCTTGGGCTGTAGGTGCCACATTCTGCAAAAAAATTGCTTGAGCAATACCTACATCTTTGTCTTCATCAGCACCACTCTGCACTTGCCTATTAAAATTTTGGTCAGACCCCATTAAAATAGTTGATCTGGAGGCATCATCAAAATTAAACGGATAAGTGGCAGATGATAAATTAGCGCGGAAAAAATATTCCATGATTTAGAAATTATCCTCTGCAACAACATTATCCATCAAAACTTGCTGCCAAACTTCAGCAGATTGTGCACGATAATGTCTAGCCTCATCAAGTTTTCCAATAGGGGTAAATATCTTACTAGCTGCCTCGCAAACAACACATTCCATGTAATTTTGAGCGATCCAAGAAGTAGTTACTGTGTCAGAAATTACTGGGAAACTAAATGCGGAGATAGATACAAATTCAGTGGTAGGAGTTCCAGCTAAGTGGATTCTTAACTCATCCCCGCTGATTGATACATTGTGCCCGTTAAAAACAGTTGTTAGTGTATCTAATTGATCTTTTATTTTGATGTTAACTTTTCTGGAATCTGCTGATTCATTTGCATGTAACGTAGCTTTATAAAGCCGTCTATAGCGCGGAAATAAATTTTCTAAAGAATGTACAGAGTAGTTTGTGCGAACAGGAATTAAATTTGTGGTAGTTAAATCTCTGATAAATTGGTCTCTGCCATGCATCTTAAGAATGGCAAATTTAATTGCTTGCAAAGTATCTACACCTTTGTCTGGGCGTTTAGTGTAGGCGTAAGTTGCAGCAAGTAATTCTTGCATTAATACAGGCATGGCAGAGACTTTCTTTACTAGACGTTAATTATTTATTCTGCTTTGGCGTTAGGTGCCATACTTTCAGATTGTTGTGCAAGCATCTCAGAAGAACTAACAGCACCTTGCAAGACAAGAGTTCTGGCATACGTGCTAGAGCCTGATTCTCCGCGATTAGCTGCTTTAACTCGCTCAATATAATCAAGCACAGCTTGTTTGCGCGCAGCTTCAATAGGACTAAGTTCACTCTTGGAGATTTGCTTTTTAGCGGGATCGACAAAAATCCCACTGCCTGGCTCTCTAACTTCGCTATCTAATTGGGCAACTTCAACCGGGTTAGCAGTTGCATATTGACCATTAGCGAAAAAGATCTTACTGCCATTCTTTAGAATATAATTAGTAGGCCCCGTTCGGCTATAATAAATATTCAAAAGCTCATCCGGGTAAGCAGGAAAAACAGGAGGAATTGATAAAGCTTCTTCATCTTGTTTAGGCGGACTAACACTTTGCAAAATATTCTCTGGGGAGATAATTACATTTGTAGGCGGAGGCAAATTTTGATTGCTTGCAGCAGGTTTAGTTGCCTGGGCAGTAGGTTTTTGCGGAATAGATTGTACCATTGCTAAATACTCCTTAAAATTAACCAGCCACGCCAGCAGTTAAGTTATAGATAACTGCATTGCTGGGCGGGCTATTGTGCAGTAACGTTAATTCAGTGGTAAAAGTTCCACCAATTGCATCGATGCCGTTATCTTCAGCATCTTGGCCAGTTTCTCCAGGCACATTGAACGAAAGATGATAAGTCTTTCTATCACCCAAATACGCAATTTCCAACGCATTAGGATCGACAGAGATTGCCATCTTTGCCCAGTTAGCATTAGAGTTAAGCAAAGGATGCTCAATCATTGAAAACGTGCCACGATCGGTATTAAATGTTTTAAATCTAAGACCAAACGATGACGTAGTTTCTGTCATCTGGAAAGTGCCTTGCGCGCGGCCAATCTGATTAATTACCGAGATTGCTTTACTGCCAGCAAGAATAACTCTGTCATTGCTAACAATGCCATCACTTTGGTAATCTAGCGACGGCTCTAACATTGCTGCTAATTGAGTAAACGACGTAGTTGCACCTGCCGTATAAACGTTTGTAGTACCTCCGTAAGATGCAGGGTAATAAGTAGGATCGCTAGTTGCAGCAACCACACCTTCCAAAGTTCTAAACGGGTTAGCATTTCTAATACCGTTGAACTTCTGGCCCCAAATTTCTGCACGCTCAATATCAAGAGCATGGAAATTTGCAGCTTCCATTTTAGTGCTGCTAACAATATTGTTAGTATTGGCTTTGTCTGCTTCAATAACAGCAGTTGCCATCGCACGAGCAGTATCAGTTAACGCCCAAGTATTACGGAAAATTTGCGTGAAGGTAGTCATACCTACAGCAACAGCCGTAATTGGATTTGGTCGCAAAGAGCCTTCTTCAAAAGCATTTCCAGACTGATACCAAACATCATTAACAGCCGTTGCTGCTGCTGCAACAGTTCCTACTTGTCTGGTAACAGTTAAAGTAAGTCCGTTTGCAGCCACACTGTTAATGATAATCTGCTCTTTGGTGCGGAAATTAATGAATGTCATGCCAGCAATAATATTTTGCACAGCTAAAACATTTAAAACTCCAGCACCGGCAGCGTCAGCAGCATTAGAGGTGAAGAAAGGAAAAATCTGAGTTTTTGTATAATACGTGTGAGTAGTATTATAAATAGTCTGAGATTTAAGTCTGCTAGTCAAAGCAAACAGAGAAGTTCCAGACGGATTTCGTTTATGAATCGTCATCGGAAACGATTTTCTAATCATCTCCGGCGGAACTTGAGTGGAAAGAACCATACCTACAGCCATGATAAATCCTCAAAAATGTTAATTACTGTGTAAAAAATAGATCCCAATCGTTGACAACACCTTTTACACTTTCTTTAGATTTTGGAGCAGGAGAAGTTTTGCTGGCAGTATCTTTTACAAAGGCTAATAAAGCCTCTTTTGCTGCTTCAGTAACTTCTTGCGGGCTCCTATCTGGAAAATGTTGTTGTAATTGACTAACAATTGCATTAGTAAAGGGTGCAGCAAATGGGTGACTAAGAATTGCATCTTGCTGAATTAATTCTTGTGACCTTTGCTGTTTTGTCAGTTCAGGCAATTTATTAGTTAGTGAATCCTCTGAAGACTTAGCATAGTGTTTTGCCATTTCTCTAGAGTTAACTAACGCATAAGATGCCGCGAGTTGACCTACTCTGTTTAGCACTTGAGATAGTGCAGCACTTCCTTCTTCGCCACCTGCGGTAATCTTAGCCAAAACATCTGCTGGTAATTGCGAAGAAAAATCTAACTTCGTAATATTTTCTACCAGCGTCTGATTAGAGAAAACATCAGGTTGGTTAATGGACTTGGCTTTGTCAGTGCCAGCATCCTTATCCTTGTTAGGTGCGCTCCACAGATTGAATTTATCTGAGGTAAGCTGACTTAGCAAGTCACTAGATTCTGCTTGTTTAGGCTGCTGAATGTTTTCTGGGGTTTGCACAACGTTTGAATTATTTTGTTGGCCCTGCACTGGTTGCTGCTCTGGAGCAGGTGCGGGGGAGAAGAAAGAAGATAGAAAACTCATAGTGTATCCAATAAAATGTTAAGGATGGCAAGTTTGCCACGGTTGAAAGTATGTTGAAGCATTGCCTCTGATAGAGGTTCAAGCATCACTAGTCCTGATGACTCAGCATAAATTTCTTGTCTGAGTTCAGTTAAAAATGTTTTCAGAACGGGAGAAATTTCCAGTTCTTTAACTGTCTCATCTAACAAATAATCTGGCTGTGTATTAATTTGACTATCCATTTTGTTGTGGCGCAAATTGTTGGGGGAGTGGTTGAGGCGGGAACGAAATTCCTTGCGGAGAGATATTAGCTTGTTTTAATCCTTCCAAGATTTGCTGCATTTGTTGTTGCCAAATAGATACTGCTTGCTCATACTGAATTTGCCAAGCTGGTTTCTTAAAGTCTGCTATATCTGCACCTTTAGCTGCCATGAGGTAAGCAAAAATATCAGGAATGTCATATTTACTACCAATTGATGGAACTTGTAACATTGTTTGCATAGCTACTGACCAGGCAGCATCTGAGATAACATCACTTTTAGTTGTGCGCCCGTCTAAAATTTGAAATGTTAATACAGCTTTTTGCAATTCTTTAGGATCAATTTGTACATCATCTTCATCTTTTCTTGAAAATAATGTAGTCACTCCTTGAAATTGTAAAATATTAGACTTCAGCATTGTTTTCACGGGTGTGAAAAAAGAAGTCTCGTAGATTAAAGATTTCAGAGATTCTCTAGCAGAACCTCCTGACATTGTTGAAGCAAATTCAGTAACAGACTTATTACCTTTGACGAATTGCCCCTGCAAAGTAGGATTCTGCCCAATTGTTTTATAGGCTAAATCAGTAACAATTCCCATCAAACTAATAGATTGCTGAGAAGTAGAATCATTAAAAGGGATTGGGACAAAATGTTGACCAACTGGCTGCCCGTAAGCTGCTGGCCGTACAGGAATCTTACTTGCTGGATTGGAGTTATTAATTAATTTAGGAGAAATTTTAGACGGATCGTATACTACTCTGTCATTAATAGCTTTTCTTCTAGCCGCCACCACTGAGCCCATTAAGCTAGTATTAATTTGTTGAAAGGGCGCTAAGTATTGGGCAGAAGATTTTTGCGTTTTCAGTGCAGTAGCTGCAACAATAGGTAAAAAATCGTGTAAGTAATTCTCAGGCTTAGCCGCCAATAAAATTTTATTGATAAATGTAAGTTTCCAAATTTGTGGAGTTTTTGGGCCTGGAATATTAGATAACTTGTACTCTCTTGGAATGATACGAATATACAAAACAGTTTTAATATACTCTCCAGAATAGGCAATCTTTGAGTTGTCTGAGCCTAATTCAATTTCCCAGTCAGGCTCAATTCTTGAAGTGTTATGCACATTACGGAGATTAAATTCATCTAAAAACGTAGGAACATAATAAAGATTTGCAGGTGCTGTGGATTCATAAACTGCTTTTTGCTGGGATTTAATTAATCCGCTTATGTCAAAGATATGTTTAATTAAAGCAATTTTCGAGATAGGTTCATGATAGCCTGCATACACACCATCTTTAGTTAGTTTATGTAATGGAACAGATGTGTCATAAAAAGTATTGTAAGGATCAAGTCGCTTAACTGTATTCCCTTCCCAATACACTTTTTTAATTGCTGGAAGCAAAGTATTATTTTCTTGTGTGTATTCTAAGGATCTCGCGGATTTAACCTCCCAGGCAACTTCAGCAAACATCTTATTATATTTTTCAGCATCTCTAAAGCACTCAGAGAATTCTTCTGTCCAGCCGCCATCAGTTGCGTTAGATTCTATAATTGTTTCTAACATTTTAGTAGCTGCCGTATATTTTTGAGATGGCACAACTGGAAATATTGGCACCTGGCTAAAGAAAGCATTTACTTGTTGGGCAACAGAAGTTTCTACAGCAGGAAAAATTAGCGGCAACTCAAAACTATCCAGCTTAGAATAATCACCTCTTTCAATTGCCTGTAATTGTTCTGGCGTGTATTTACTTTTTGAGACACTGTAATCTTTATCTACGGCCTCATAACTTGCACGCATATCATCATATGTACTAGCTGAGATGATATTATTTAGCAAAGACTCAAATAAGGCAATAGATGTTGCAGAGAAAGAAGGAACAAATTTAGGTA